TACCAAAGGGGTTTTCATCTGAGTGCAGGTACACTACTGAGGCATCCCTAGATGGGCTGTACTGCTTAATGGGGACTTCCTTATCTATAAGTACACCAGTACGAGTCTTAAGCGTTTCTACGTCCTTTAAGTACTCTGCCACAAAGGGAGTATAACCGTCAATAGGAGTAAAGCCTATACCCATCTTTGCGTCCCTAGTAGCCAATCGGAACCTAAGGGTATTTACCAATGAAGCATCACCGAGGTACTCATCTAACCACGCACCTATATTCAAGCCCTTAGCATCGGGGAACCCGAACTCAAAGCCCTCTAAGATAGTCTGGTTGTTGCTGTACTGGGTGTACGTCTTGAAGTCTACACGGGTACGGGTATCAGGGAAGATAAAGCTCTTAGCCGTAAACCCGTTCTGCATACTGTAATTAATGTACCCCTCGATGCTCTTGGTCTTCTTCTTGAATTCCTTAGGCATCATTTCCCATATAGCTGCTTGCTGCACCTTAATGGAAGTATCCTCGTTCTGGGAAAAGCATACTAAGTGACCATCATTGCTTTCAGTCACTGCTTCCATTACAATTTTTGCGAACCCAGTAGTCTTACCTGATCTGTTACCACCAAGAACCAAGCACTCGTTGTAATCTTGCAACCCCTCCTTTATTCTTTCCCATCCAGGTAGGTTGAACCCATGACGAATAGGATCGTCCTCAGATGCCTTAATCCTGCTCTCATGAGCCTTGTGTAGCTCTTTAAGAAGATTAAGGTCGTTCTCGTACAGCCAGACAATTTCCTCTGCTGTAGGAGGAGTCAGAAAGGGATGTTCAGTAAACTTAATTATTTGTCCAATCTATTTTCTCTAGCTCTTGCATGGACTTCTTAGCAACTAAGGCTAATAAGACAGCTAGGTTTTCTTGGAAGTGCTCTTCATCCATTTTGTTAAAGACATCGTACTCGAAGCCATCCTCTGTAACCGTAGCAACTAAAACAGATTGCCACCCTGGAGTAATAGTGTCTAAGCACTTATGAACTAAATCAGGGTTATTGTTCATTAAATAATTCTTGTTATGTCGTGCTTAATGGGATCACTCTTAAAAGGTTTCTTTTCAATGGTGGAGGAAGTGGGATTTGCACCCACGTCCGAAGGTGGTGACACTGTGACAGGTGACACTGTGACACCTACTTTCGTCGAATCTATGTTTCCCCCTCTAAATCTACTTTCGTACTCCTTGATGTCCGTATAAAAAGGTTCCTGAGGACGGAATACCCTATTGTAACCTTCGTAAAACTTGTCCCAGTTAGACACCCTGTTTCTATCGCCTTTACCGTTCATCGTCTAAATCTATTACCTGTGCTTCCTTCATTTTGTTCTTAGCCTTTTCCATAAGCTCCCTGTAGTCCTCATCAGTGTAAACCTTTTCCTCACGATTAATACTTGTAGCTTCACCCCTAGCCAATAAAGCTTCCCTAGCTGAGTTAGCCTTAGCTATACTAATATCCTTAATATCCTTAAAGGTAGGCTTAATCTCACCTGACTCCATGTCCTCACGTACCTTCTGAACCATATCTTCCTCTAAGGAACTAATATGCAGATAAGAATAAGATGCTAATTGACCACCTAACTCTCTCCACTTACCTAAGTGATCAGCGTAAGTAGCTAGTACCCTAACAATAGTATTCCTCTTAAACCCGTACTTGCGTACTAACTGAGTCTGAGTCTTACCACTAGCACTAAGAAACAGTATCTTAGCTGCCTTTTCAGGATCGTATCTTTCTAATGCCTTAACACCATCAAGCTCAGAACTCTTAACGAACTCCTTGATCTTTTCATCTATGTCAGATAAAAGCTTTTCCTTGATTAATTCTTGCTGCACATTATCCTTATTGCACATTATTATAATTATGTCAAGCAATACGTACCGTAAACCCCTTGAGTGCAACAATTTTTAAAGGGGTAGTTTATGATAATACACGTGCGACGCGAATCGCTAGATAACCCCCTCCCCCCAGTCGGATTATAGCATAACGCTTTTAACTTGTCAAGCGATTTTTTCAACTATTTTTCGTCGGTCTTGCAAATATCAGATTCTCTCATCGAGTCAATCTTTATTTCGACCTTTGCGAATATATTTTCACCCTCTTTTACTGGTAACCTTTGAATACCCTTTTCAGCTTACCAGATGCCCCTTAAACCCATTTTGCTCCCTTACTGGTATCCTAGTATCTAAAACTCTTGAAAACGATTTGCAACCACTGGTTGAGTAAAATCAACTTACTTTTTATTGACTTCTCATCTTTCAAGTTTACCCTCGCGCGCGCACGTGCACAGGTATCTAGGGGTAAAAAAATAATTTTAGGAAATTTCACTTTTTTCGAAAAAATCGCTTGACTCTGGTTTTCTGGTCTCTCTTAGTGGTTCTCGTTCTTTGAATTTTGCGGGTTTAGCCGATAGCGCCTAGTGTCTAGGAATGCATCGGAGGCCATAACGGGAATTACCCGTTGAAACGCAGAATTTCAGGGAAAGCGCTTGTAAGTTGACTGGTAACTTTCGAAACGCGGATAAGATATATTCCGAAACGGCTCCTAACTTGCGAGGGGAATTGAGCCGTGGTTTTATTGCAACAGGTTTAGCAAGCTGAATTTGCAAGGGATTGTTTAGGATTGGCTTTAATAGAGTTATTAAAGCGAATTCTCTCGATACTGAATCCGAGCTTTACAGCGGATAGGTTGCGAGCGGTTTACACTTAAGTGTTTACTTTTTAGCATTAAGAGCAACCGAGCAGAGTGTATTTGCTTTGCTTAGGTTGCTCCTCTATGCTTAAAATTAGTTAAGCAGTAACGAAAGGAAAACAAAATGACAGTAACACCAGCATTCGGTAGAGACTATAAATCAGCGAAAGCGGCTATAGCCGATTGGAAAGCGGGAAAGGATTTCATAGTGAATGATTTCTTTCACCCTTACGATGGAAAGCCTTGTTCTGTAAGGGACGTGCAAGGCAGAGTAATGATACGTTTCGACAAGCTTAGAAAGGTAACGCAAGCGTGATGGATAGAGAGACAGAAAAGACATACGATTACATCTTAGAAAATGAGATTGCAACTGAAAGCGAGATTGCTTTGGTTTGTTCAATCAACGGGACTTCGACAGAATCCCTTAACGACATAATCTATAGCAAGACGGGATATCACTCCGTTGAGCAACTTAGCGAAATGAAACACTAGAAAGGAAAACAAATGTGGAAAAGAAAGCCAATCGTAGAAACGCTAATGAAGCGTGACGGTATAAGCAGAAGCGAGGCGGAAGCCTTAAAGAGTGAAGCGAAAGCGGAACTTGAGGAAATACTCAATAGCGGAGGCCTAGAAAATCTTCACCTAGCCTATGACATTTGCTATGATCACTTCGGATTAGAACCCGATTACTTAGATGAACTTGTAGACTTTTAGAAAAATGGAGGTAAATAAAAACAGGCGTAAGATCCTTACGCTTCACGACATGGCATCCGATATCGAAGCACGATTGCACGATTTCGTAACCGCAGAATTCTCTATGATTAGAGAGAAAATTGCAGAGTTGCAGAAAGTTATTGACGACTTTCAAGATATGGAGGACAAGGTAACCCTAGCAATTCTCAATCGAGAAGGTAATGTTGAATCAAGCAGAGACGTAAAAATAGTAGAGAAGTAAATATGAAAGACAAAATAGAATCAATCGAAGTAGCAAAAGCCTTCTTCGACGCGAAGGAATACTCAGGGAGCACGAAAGCGCTCTTTCACGCTTCGTTGAAATACGGAACAAGGATAAACAATAGACTGAAATACCTTGAAAGACGCAACAGAACGCTTCAAGGACTGTATGACCAAATATATGAGGAGGTAAAATGTATAGAAGAGATTGTAAAGAAATAGAAGAGTATGCGTTATCTAGCCCAGCTGGACTAGTTGACGTGATAGAGTTCACGCTGTGTTCAATTCAAGCTGGACTCAGCACGATCAAGCTTCAACGCAAGGACATTGCGAAGGTAGGATACCCTTCGAGATTCCTTTGGGGAAAGAAGCGAGAGGGATTGCAATACGCAATGAAGCACAGAGAGAGACTCTGGAGTAAGCTTGTAGCGTTGCGAGAGACTTCATACGATGAAGTAGAAACGGTATGTGATGCTGTAGACCTATTGGAGACAGTGCCAAATCTAGGGCTGGCAAAAGCGTCATTCGTGGCGCAGATGCTAGGGTTCAATGTGGCGTGTCTTGACAGCCATAACCTTAAGAGGGCAGGAAAAACATCAGCTTTCACCAGCTTACCCAAGACCCTGAAACCTAAGACTAGGCGTAAGAAAATCGTGAGATATGTAACCTTCTGCCAAGAGAGGGGTAGCGAATACTGGTGGGATACTTGGTGCGAGTACGTAGCTGGCAACAAAGCCAACAGGGATTTAGATACTGGTGACTTGGTGTCACGGTATCACGTTCAAGCAGTAAAAATGTAGAGAGGAAATAAAAATGGAGTTCGATATATCAGAAGCAAAGCTATTCGCTGAAGTAGTGAAGGCGCTTCAAGATCAAGCAGTAGGGTTTAAAACTAAAAAAGACGAGTGGAAGCTTGTAATAATTATATTCTAACCTAAGGTACATTAATTTTCACCAACAAAATAAACATACACATGAAACACACACAAAAAGCACTGAACTCTCTAGCAATGGAGATCAACCGCATCGCTGCGATGACAGAAGAACGTCATACGCACATGCTATTAAACGATTTGCACGTAGACATCGCGCAGATTAAGCGGGAACAACTCCCGTTAGATATGGAGGATGCCAAATCCGAGGGGGCTAGTTACGCCTACAATGACGCTGCTGACAATCTCACCAGCTTATCCGCTAGAATTTACGACATCTGCTCGCCAGGAGAGTGCAATACCACAGTATAATTATGAAACCAAATAACACAATAGAAGTAAAAGTAGAAGACGTGCGCTTTGACGTAAGCATGGATGGAGACTGCCCACAAGACATGTTCATTGATGGGGTATGGCTCGTTGGCTCCGTTCAGGAGCTATCGTGCGTACTAGACCCTACGGTCTACTGTGCAATCGAGGAGGCAGCGTGTCAAGAAATCATAGAGAGGCAGTACGAAGGTGCCATTGAGAGATACAAGGAGGAGTGCATAGGATCATGACTAAAAGACAAAAGAAACAAAAGAAAATACAGGATCAGAGTATGTGCTACGCTGACGTTAGCTGCGCGTACTACTTGGGCAAGAAGTTCGCCCTTAAATACGGGAAGCACGTGCTAGGCACAAGCTCTACAGAATTCGCTGCTAATCAAGCCAGGAATCGGCTCCGAAACAAGCTTGAAATAAGGGCAGTTAAGATCGTGCCACTGGAGAAGGTGGTTCAAGATCATCGGGCACTGATGAACGGCCCAGACGGTCAGAAGATCATGAGGGCAGTCGGTCAAGAAAATTACGACGATGAAGTCCAGAGGATCACCGATCTTCTGAGTCCAGTCAATGATGAAGAAGTTGAAGCTGTTAAGGAGGTAGCATTAGACAACCTGATGAAGAAATCAGTGCTAGAAGCCATACCCTGGGGGACACTAGCAATATAGTTATGAAGTACAACACAGAAAAAATACGTGCGCTAGGGATAGATCCTAGTGACCTGAGAACCTCCCTGTACTGCCACTGGGAGATGGAGAAACTGGACTATCACCTGGACAGGATGGTTTCCTACTTGGTAGAGAATCGGTTACCACAAGCACTGTCTCGTATAGTGATTGATGAGATCGAGGAAGCCAAGGATGAGCTAAGAAGGATCTTCGATTACCTGTACGAAAAGGAGGGGCGGCTTGACAAATGAAGAAAGTTTGTCCAATTCTTTTTTCAGGTAGTAATACCGTCAAAGAAAGTTGCACCCTTGGCCTTGAGATCAGGCGTACCTAGTGGTACAAGGGACATCGGTTGCCAGAAGTTGCCCATCTGGTTGTAAAAAGGATTGCGAAAGCAATGGCTAATGCCTGACCAAAGAGGATCATAGTGACGTACCGAGTCCTCTCAGGCACCAGCTCTACATTGACTCATTACAGGGATCAAGGATAGAATGGTTAGTCCCTTGTAGGGGCTAATTGTACCCAGATACAACGATCTATTAAGGGATTAGAGGAGAGATTAAACTATGGGATTAACGATAGAACAACAACACGTGATGGACTGTATGCTTACTGGCAGACAAGGCAGTAGATTGATCTGCTTTGGATCAGCAGGTACAGGTAAGTCATTTCTAATAAAAGAGATAGTAAAGACATTCGGTAGTACAATCCTGGCTGCACCTACAGGTAGAGCAGCTACTATCATTGGAGGCAGTACGATACATAAGTTGTTCGGGATACCGTCAACTCATCCAATCAATCCAGACTTCAAGGAGCAGCCAGTACACAGGCAGAGGTTCAACGATCCATCTTGCAGGTACTTCGGAGGACAACGCAAAGAAGTTCTGAAGCACTGCTCATGGATTATCTTAGATGAGATAGGGATGGTTCGATGCGATCACTTGGATTTCATCGAAGCTGCCTTACGTAAAGCTCGTGGATCTTTCGAGCCATTCGGAGGAGCTAAGATTCTGTGTGTTGGAGATGTCGGCCAGCTTCCACCCGTTGCCCAAGGCAGAGATGCTAGTACATTAAAACGGTACGGTTACAAAGCTCCGTTCGGATTATTTCAGAGCAATGTACTAAACACTGACTTCCACCAAGTCAGTCTTACAAAAGTAATACGCCAAGAAAATCCTATCGAAGCTAACATCTTGAACAGAATTAGAGTGGGTGCTCAGACTAAAATAGATATTGACTATCTGAATACACGTGTGCAAGCACCTGATAGTAAAGCAGTTATACTGACTCCGCTCAGAAAGATACGTGACGAGATCAATAAGAAAAAACTTAATGACCTACAAGGAAGGCTATTGTGTTTTTCTGCCACTCGAACTGGATCGTTCAAGAAGAAGAGAGACAAGGATCTTCCCATCGAAGAGAAGATATACTTGAAGGAGTACTGTCGTGTAGTTGTGAAAGCAAACATGACGTACAAGGTAATGGGAGTTACGCAAAGGATTGTGAACGGAGACACTGGTACGTTCTACGGAATTGATAAGCGTGGCCGCATGATAATCCACAGGGACTCCGACAACAGCATAATTTATCTGAAGCCAAAGAAGTACCAAGACAGTACGCCAAAGGTTACTATCGAGGATGGAGAGGAAAAGATTACTGATGAAAGCAAGGGAGAGTACGTACAGTTTCCTGTACAGCTAGGGTACAGCATGACGATCCACTCCAGCCAAGGAAGT